AGACAAGATATTGCAGGACTCCTTACGGGAATGCCAAGCAGTCGTCCAGACCCTATGGCAATGGGTGGTAACGCAGAACAACAACGGTTAGCCTTTGGAGCAGAACGCGCACAAGGTATGCAAAGAGCTGCTCGTGGTTTAATGGGGCAAAGCAGAGGCACTCCCGCTGAACAACTACAGATGGCGATGGCTCAGTTGGACATGTCTAACCCTGATGACTTGCGTAAGATTGCTCAGATACAACAAGCTACTGGTGACATCGCTGGTGCTGCACAGACTGCGGCTAGGATTAAGCAGATGCAACAAGAAGAAGCATCTATTAAACAAACTTTAACGACTAGACAATCTTTAATATCTCGTTTGTCTCAAGATAAAAAATATGAAAATGTTATTCCTTTAGTTGCTTCAGGTGTTTTTGATAAGAATTTTGCTGAGTTGTTGCCTATGTTAGCTCCTGAAGAAAAAGGTGTAGAGTTAAGTAAGCCGTTTGCTGGCGAGCATAATGGCAATCCTATTATGTTGTCTGTGAGAAGCGAAGAAGGGAAGGACGATGTAGTTGTAAATGCTTTAACTCAAGAACCTGCACCCGCGGGCACTACTATAGATAAAAACGGCACATCAGTAGAAGTAAACTTAGGTCAAGAAGGGCGAAGTGCGTTTATAGAACAACTAGGCGAAAAAAGAGCAAATAGTCTTATAGAGCAATTTGATGACGCTAAAGCAGCTTCTTTAAAAAGTGACGTAATAGACACTCAGTGGGCCACAATAAGCCAAGGCGCTGGTATTTTAACAGGTACTGGAGCTGAGATAAAACTAGGAGCGGGTAAGTTATTAAAAGCTGTAGGTTTAATAAGTGGTGAAGGAGAACAATTAATAAGCAATACAGAAACATTTATAGCTAATGCTGGTAATCTTGTTGCTGAAGTTATTAAAGCGTTTGGTGCAGGTACTGGTCTTTCTGACGCTGATAGGGAGTTTGCTAAAGGAATTGTAGGCGGTACAATAACTCTTGATGGTGAGTCTTTAAAGAGGCTTATTAAGTTACAGGCTAGAGCAACCAGAAAAAAGATACAAGAGCATAATAAACAAATAGCTAAATTAGGTGAGGGAGTAGCCCAATTTGGAATGACTGTGGATGTTCCTGAATTTGCTTGGGCTTATGACCAACAGCCTAAAGTAGATACTGAAATTCAGAGCCTTATTGATTTATACACACCAAACTCAGGAGCGTCTAGATAATGTCTGAATTAGACCCTGTATTACAACAAGCGGCAGATGCTTTAAAAGCAGCACACGTAGCTGGTGATGCTGAAAACGCTCAAAAACTTGCTAATTATATTAAAAACTATAGCCCCGCGCCTGTTATAGATACTGTTGTAGAAGAGCCTGTTGGTTATCTAGATCAGCTTGCTACAATTCCTGATTTAATTCCTGACGCTGTTAATAGTTTTATGGAGAGTTTTGACGAAAGAGTTGAGTCAGCTAGAGGAACACGGCAAGCAGTACGTGAAGGTGAAGTTCTGCCTGAAGTGGGAGCTACTATGAACACAGTAGCATTAGGTTTCGGAGTTCCCATAGACGTAATAGCAGAAACAATAGGCACAGGAGTTAAAGGAGTCAGTCTGTTAATTCCTGACGCTATGGAAAAACCTGTTGTTAATGCTTTTGCAACAGCAGCTAATACTGTATTAAGCACTTCAGCAGGACAACTAGCTTTACAGGCTTTGGATGGAGGAACAGAAGAGTACCAAAGACTAAAAAAAGAAAACCCTGAAACATTCAAAGCAATAGAAGCCGCTGTAAACATACCTTTGCTTTTAGGGCCTAGCGTGTTTTCTAAGCCTGTATCTAATTCAATAGGTTCGGCTGGGACTAGAATTGTAAACACTAGTGATAAAAAAATAGCTCAGACAAAAGAAAAGTTTGTTAATGACCTAATAAAACCAGTACAAACAAAAAAGGTTTTAGAGGAACAGCTACCAAGAACAAGGGTAGAAGGTGTTTTACAGAAAGCTGTAGTAGAGTTAACTCCTGATGAGAAGGAGATGTCTGTACTATTACAAAACATTCCTAGCGTGTCTTACGGTAAAACTTTAAAACATAATGGGATTGTTATTCGCAATAATATATATAAAAAAGCAGACGATCTTATTAAAAAACTAGATAAGCAAGAAAAAAACAGAATAGCTGCTACAGGCGCTACTGGGCGTATTGATGCACAACAAGTATCTGACCGTTTAATAAAAGATGTACAAGATTTAATTGATACTAATCCTCTAATCAAAGGGCAAAAACCTTTACAGGACACAGCTAATGCACTGCTAAATAAAACTTTACAGCTTTTAAAAGATAAGCCCTTAACTCCTGCAAATGTTTTAAGAGTTCGTCAAGACTTAGATAAGTTTATCTTAAAAAACAAAGGTAGTGTGTTTAACGCAACAGACGAAAATGCTTTGAGTGTTCCTTTCAGAACAATTAGAGAAACTTTAAACAGTGTTGTTGACGAGGCTGTACCAAGCGCAGGAGTTAAAAAGTCTCTTAGAGAACAAACGTTGATGTACAGAGCGTTAGATAACATAAACCCTAAAGCAGCGGAAGAAGCCGCGACAATACTAGGAAGAACAGTACAGAACATAACCAAAGTTCTTCCTTATGACAGTCAAAGAGGGCTTTGGTTAGCTAATGCCGCAATGTTAGGAACAACAGCGGGGACTGCTTTGTCTTTTCCACAGTTGATACCGTACATGGCAGGTGGTTTAGCTTTGACAGGACTAGGCAGGGTCACTATGGGCTATGCTGCTCCTGCTAGAGTTAAAAAGTTATTTGGTCAATTATTACAAGCTACGGATAAAGCAATTAAAACTTCAAAAGACGCTACAATGATAAAGCAGTTACACGCTGATAGAATCTATATTGCTGATGCTTTAAAAGGATTGGCGACAGAAGAAGAAGAAGGTGTGCCAGAGTTACTAGCTAGACCGTAACAAAAAAGCCCTGTGCAGTCATCTACACAGGGCTTTTTAGTACCTACAACATTTACACTATCTCACATGCACCACCTACACATGCTAACTCCTGACTTCCTGTCGTGTTGTCTTCAGTTTCAAACTTACCTAAGTCCTCCCAGTCAATTCCTTCAGGCATAGACGCTAGTAACTCTTTATACTTATCTTCGTCTATCTCTTCATACGGAGCTTGTTGATATACATGATCACTATACGGCAACAAACTAATACCACTACACAAGTCAAAGTTCTCCCATATCCACTGTGCTACTTGCAGGAACTCATTATCTGTATAGTAAACAGTGATACTGGGCTTATGCTCGCACCAGTGGTTCTGGTATGCCTTCCATAGTTCTAGCTGCTGCATAGCTCCTACTTGCGATGTAGTAACAGCAGACTTAGGAGCCTGTACAGGGAAGCTAAAGACAGCAGAGGATGGTGACATAACATCCTGCTCTACTGGGAATCCGCTTTGCTCCATGAAGACTGCCAATGGGTCTTTCTTGTCGCTACGTACCCGTCTAATGTAATGCTCAGAGAAGCGAGGATGGATACCACTAGCAGAGTCAACAAGCTGAGACACAGTACCAGACGGCTTAACACACGTAATAGCAGCAGACTGATTAATGCCAAGTTTCTCAGACCATTTCTTATTAGTCTTAACAGTAACGTCACGTACTTGTTCAAGCCACTTCTCCAAATCTTTAGACTCTCCTTTGCTCAACAGGTAGTGATCCATAATACCTGTCATACTAACGCCCAGCAGCGCCTCTTCCTCTGTGTTACGCTTCCAGCAGCTACGTAGGTAACGGAAGTCTGTTAGTGTAGCCTGTAGCGTACCAATGATAGCTGCCATCTCTGCCTTCTTCTTGAGACTATCTAGTGTGTCATCCTCACGTACTACAATCTCTGACAGGTTACAGAACTGATTACTGCGTAGGATAATCTCAGAGCATGGGTTAGTACCGAAGTCCTGCTCAGCGTCTCTACGTCCATTACGTGCTGCTATCTTCTGTGCTGCTACACGACTAAAGATACCACGTTCACCTGCCTTGCTCTCATACATCGTCTGCATCTCTGACAGGAACGACTCAAAGTCTGGCTTCTCAGTGTACGCTACGCTGTTGTTAGCCAATGCTCGTTGACCCTCATGTCGCCACCAGTCACCTGACTTAGCCTTTGCCATGCGCTGGTCTGATAGGTTAGACAGGCTGATTAGGGCTGATCTACGCACACCACCGACAACAACAATGTCAGCAATCTTACACACTATGTCGTGACACTCAATAGATGTCAGCTTACGGCCTTTAGCTTTCTGAAACACCTCAATACAGAAGTTAAACAGGTCTATCAAAGGGTCTGGGCCACTGGCTCTACCACCAAAGGTCTTTAGACGTTCACCAGCACCACGAACTCTACTAGCATCCCACTGTGGTATCTTGCCTGCGTACAGCATAGCGATAAGCTCACGGAACGCTGAAGCCCAACCAATCTTACTATCACTAACAACAATAACGCTGTCTGTCTTGTGGAATGTTTCTGCAATCTCTGGCAGCTTGTTAATGAAGTTACGCTCAACGCTGAAGCCTACACCTGTGCCACACATAAGCACATACATCAGCTCGTCAAAGCTACGTGGTGAGTCAATGGCTAGGTAGCTACAGTTGAACCCAGCTACGTTGTCTTTGTCTAACGCAACACCTGCTGTCATCATGCAGCGCATACTAGGCATTACTTCCATGTTGTGGATAGCGTTGAACATCTTTAAAGCTACTGTCTCGTCTATCTGTCCACGATCCTTCCAGAAGTCTACGTATCTGTTGACTGTCTCATGCCACGTCTCTCGTCTGCCTTCCTCTGGTAGCCAACGTGCGTAGCGGCTCTTGTGTATAAACTGTTGGTACTGATCCATTATGTGTTCTCCTCTGTTACCATCTCTGTTAGCTTGCGTAAGTACCAACCAGCTTTCTGTAAGTCCTCTACCTGTTTGCCTTTGTAGTCATAGCGCCAAAGGTACTTCATGCAGTTGCCCTTGAGATAGCCTTTGAATGCAACGCTGGACATGGACTCCTCTATTGCATCAATACACTCTATGTTGCCTGTGTTGTAGTGGTCTGGGTTGTTGACTACATCCTCTGCTGCTTCTTCCGCTGCTGCTCTCATCCAAGGCTCTAGTCCTGTCTTGGCTGTTGCCCTGTCCCAGTCGAATCGTGTCGCTTCATTAATACTCATGTTTAAAATCCTCTGATAATTCTTCTAGTCTATCGTTGATGCGGTTGCTAAACTTGTTCACTAAATCTTCTGAGCTTATGTTCAATATCTCTATGATTGTTAGCTCGTCTAGCAGCGCCATCTTCTCTAGT